GAGTGTATTGTTTGTCAGCAAAAAATGTTGTATCAATTAAAAAATCGGGACTATCAATAACTGAAATATCTTGTTGAACTACCTCATATGTTATTGGTGGAGTCGCAGGGCTAGGTGATTTAGCATATGGTACTAAATTCCTTAACATAAGTTTTTTTCTAAACCCTTCGGTACTAATATAATCTAACGGACTAGCCATTTATTTCTTTCTTAATAAATAGGTTAGTTTGTATTTTTTTATCATCTTTAATATGAAACAACTCCACTACCCGAACCTTGTTTTATAAGGTTGGTTATATACTGTTTGAATTTTTCATTGTTAAAAATATCATTCAGTTGTTTTTGACTCAATGTTGTACCTGGCGGTGTATCTATTGTAATTTTAAAGTCACCAAACTCAACTTTACTTTTAGTTGTTGAGTCTCCACTATTAGTTTTAGCGTTTGTTGATTTAGTTGGGTTTTCAGTTCTTTGACCTATTACATCCGCATATGATATTGTTTTTGATTGTGTTTTTGTTTTAAGAACTTCCGAAGCACTGACAGGGTTAGCGGTCGCATTTAAAATTTCTTTAGTAAAATTTCTAAATTCTTTTTCAATACCACTATTTCCCGTAACTTTTTGACTAGATTCCCTAATAATATCTTTAAATACCTCAAGTCCTTTTTCACCTAAACTAGAAGCGTCTTTTAAAATTGTATTTTCAAGTGACTCTAATTGTTTTGCAAAATCCTCTGAACTTATTTTTTTCGAATCTTTTGCAAGAAATAAAGCACTCATCTTTTCAATTGAGTTATTAACCTTATCCGTTATTATAGAACTTTCAGGAACTGCATCATCAACAGAACTTGCAACCGCACGACTGATTCTTTCGGCACCTGTTAAATTACCTCTAACAACAGCAGAACCCGCAACACCAAACGTCGCCTTTGCAACATTACCTTCAAGAGTTCTTTGTATATTTTCCAAAACATTTAATTGACTTTTTTGAATGTCCTCTAAAGTTTTTGGAGCATTTTCTTGTTGTTCCCTTAACTTTTCCATTTCACCTTGAGTAATTTCACCTAATTTTTTAGTTTCAATTATTCCAGTTTCGTCGTTTTTAAGTTTAACAACATAGTCACCATCTTTACTCATCGTAGCCATATTGGCTAAGAATTGTTTATCTTCCTCAGAATCAAAATCAAGTGATGGACTAATTGCAGATAATCGTTTATCTAAATCCGCAGCAGCTAATGCACTTTTTGTAAGTTGGTCGTAAGATATTCCAGTTTCAGTTGCCATTTCTCTTAATGTCAACATTCCTTGTGGATTTATTTTAAACGATTTTGTTTTTTCATCAAATTGTGTGAATTGTTTTGTGGCTTTGATTAAACTATCTTGTAATGCCCCTGGGTCATTAATAGCATCATTCATTAATGCAAATGGGTCACCTAATTGTCCAACGGCAACACCCAATCTTTGTAAAGCGGCTGCGGTATTAATCGCTCCTTCAGGTGTTAATACTTTTTCGGCAAAACCAGCAGTAGCACTCATATCAAACCTTAACATGGACGCTTGTGCTGCCATTTTTGATAATCCAACAACACCATCGGTAAAGTTAAATTTGTTCATTATTGACATGTTATTTTGAACATCTTCCATAACCTCCTTAGCATTTAAACCAACACTTTGAATATACTCAATGGAGCTTTCTAAATTTACACCGATTTGTGAGGTTTCATACCCAACTTCCGCAAAATTTTCAACTAATTCTTTACTGGTGGTTCCTAAAATTGTAGATGCAGCATAAAGTTTACTAACTTGTTCTTCAGTAGCAATAACGTTTCTTCGAGATGCCGAAGCAATCCCAATAATAGTATTGTTTACATCACTAATATCACCACCTAAACGAATAACACCTGCCGCTGCCTTTGAGACAGAATCAGCCATTTCATCAAGTCTAGTTCTACCCTGTACAAAAGCACCATTAAGTTTGTCGGCGCCATCATACATGTCTCCGATAGCAGTAAGTATTTTATCAATAGGAGAACCTAAACTTTCAAGGGTTTTTTTAAGTTCGTCATATGAATCATTAATATTGTCGGCCATTATAGTTTTTTCGTTTCTATATAAATAGAAGAAGGACTATTTTTTTAGTCCTTCCTATTATCTTCAATCCATTTATCCAATAAATATTTTCTCACAAACAACGGCATTCTTTCGAAATCCTGATAAGAAATTTTCATTAATGTGTTTAGATAGTAAAATTCATCTATCTGAACCTTTCTATAATCAGAAGAAAGGGCGAAAAAAGTCAGCCCCAAACCCAACATTCACTGTTAGACTTTCTCCTGACGGGGCTATAATTGTTTTATTCATATCCAATCTTGGTTCATTTTTGTTCATAAATTCTCTTATGTATTTTGAATCTAGAATTGGCATAGATTCAATAAATTTAGAAATCATCGCTTTGTCAGTTGACCCATTAATTTCAACAACTTCCCGTTCCATTCTCCAAGTTATTCTTGGAACAACTCTACCTTGTGGATAAGATTCTGCTAATTTACCAATATCCATAATCTCACCATAACCTAATGGTTTAAGTTTGATAGTTGATTGAGATTTTGGTAAAGTAATTGTAAAAGTGCCATCATCATTTGGTTGTTGACCATTAATAACATTTAACTCATCTAATAATACCGTAGCTTTAAAGGCATTTTTAGTTTGTGGGTCTGTTAAATTTAATGTGATTTCAGGTCCAAAACCTGTATTCCTCAAAAATATTAAGATAGCTTCAACATCACCTTCAAGTAGTTCTTCAACTTTAATATCTGGTTCATAAATTTTTGCCCTTAATAAAGACATCGTTAAATCTTTGGTACCACCCATCAAGATGTTTTCATCTGAAGCGGTGAGATACCCAACTTTAATTGACTTTTTTTTGTTTCTGTAAAAAATACCATTTGATGGTAATTGTACCACATCGTGTGGTAGTGTAAAATTTTCTTGACCGTGGTCTCTTGCTTGATTTTCCATATAAAAAAATAACCGTAAAGTTTATAGCTTTACGGTTAAATATAATTAATCGTGATTTTATGTAAATAGTATTAGTACACTAACACACATCTATCCATTCTTAAAGAAGCTGTGATATCCGCTAACGCATCTTGACTGTAAGATAACGCTCCGAAGTTTACATCAGTTAAGAAAGTTCCATAAAGAATCCATTTCTCAACAACAACTCCTGTTGGGTCCAACATCTCAAGGTCAATATCTTTTTTGTAACCCGCAGCGTAACCCATACGACCTGTCACTGATTCAGCGTGTAAACGAACCCATTCCATAAGAGCTTGAGCTGCCGATGGTCCAATAGGGTCACGGAACTTAACACTGATTGGGTCCCAGTTAAATCTACCAGCTACGAATGTAGAGGTGTTTAGAAATTGTATTTCAGTAGAATTAATCTTAATCGATGGTCTTGCTGCGCTTTCAACAAACCACTCATTGATACCCAAACTTGACGGAAACCTTAAGATGAAACGGTTCTGGCGTTTCGGCTCATAAGGTATCGGCATTTTCATTAATAAATCAGCCATGTTATTTTAATTTTTTTTTGTTTTTTTTGTCGTTTATATCCTATAAATATAGTCTTGTTTAAAAATTTTTCTCTTTACTTTATTTTTGTAGAGATTATCATCTAATTATATTCTTTTTTAATGCCTCCAGCAGTAGAATAAGTCTTAACTATATTATCTGGTTTATTTTTAAAATACTTACTCATTACTTCTACATTTTTAATATCATCATCTGAAAATCCTATACTAGGTTGCTCCGGTATAAAGTTATTAGAAACATCATTTTTAATAAAGGCTTTTTTATTTAACTTATTTGCAATATTTTTAATATAAGTTACAAATCCTTCCATTGCCCGAACTTTTGCTTCTTCAGGATTGGCAGCACCTTCTTTATCGTTGAAGGACACTGGATGATACTTGTTAAGGTCTAAGTACGATTTTATTAATTCATCGTCCGTCATATCGTCTTCATCAAAAAACGACCTGTATTTTTTAAGATTCTTAACTAGTTGGTCTTTATCAATACCATTAAATCCGTCAATAATATAATTATAAACCGCTTGTTTTAAAGTGTTTGGGTTATGACCCCTCGCAGTGATTATTGAAAAGATGGACCCGTTATTAATAGCTTCTTTAAAATCATCAAACGCTGGACCAAGTTTTGCCCTCATCGCATCAATTAAAAAATTCTTGTCACCCTCAGTTCTAAAATTTCTAAA